ACCGGATGGCCGCGCCCCGCTCTCCCTTGGTGGTGCTCTCTCACGCGCTCCCTCGTTGGTGTTGGTAGCAGACGGCCTACTTTGTGTCGGCCTTTAATTCAAATTAAAGGCTATCGCTTTAGCCACGTGATTTGGTATTGGGTTTGAATTATTGTCGCGCGACGACACACTCTGGCCCATTGTACCCGGTGGTGGACGTGGCTAAATGCTGACCATGTTGCTGAGTTAATTTGTTAGCAGTGATGAAGCGAATACGTATATATTGCAGTGGACATGTATCTCATGTTGTCCAGGATTCAACACTTGTCCACGTGTATATTCTTATCTACTACTTGTTACGTCTGTTCAGTGTTGTCATTGGATAATGTATCCTTTGAGGAATACACGTGTATCCTACTTCAGACGACGTCGTTTCAATTATCGTAACACTGTGTTCAGGCGTTCAACCCCTTTGAAGAGACATGATGGGAAACGACGAGTTGGAGATACCAGCAAGCCCAGTGATGAGCCCAAGATGACAGTCCAGCGCATACATGAGAATCAGTATGGGCCTGATTTCGTTATGGCCCATAATTCAGCCATCTCCACGTATATCAGTTACCCCAGCTTGGGTAAGTCCGAACCCAACCGGAGTAGGTCGTACATCAAGTTGAAACAGCTACGTTTCAAGGGGACTGTGAAGATTGAACGGGTCCAATCCGATCTGAACATGGACGGTTATTCCCCTAAGGCCGAGGGAGTCTTCTCCCTGGTCGTTGTTGTGGATCGGAAACCACACTTGGGAGCCTCAGGCGCTCTGCACACCTTTGACGAGCTTTTCGGTGCTAGGATCCACAGCCATGGTAACCTAAGCGTTAGCCCGTCGTTGAAGGATCGTTATTATATCCGCCACGTGTGCAAACGTGTTCTGTCCGTCGAGAAGGACACTCTGATGGTAGACGTGGAAGGATCCATTTCCCTCTCTAACAGGCGGTTCAACTGTTGGTCAACGTTCAAAGACCTTGATCGTGATTCATGCAAGGGTGTTTATGATAATATTAGCAAGAACGCCTTGTTAGTTTATTATTGTTGGATGTCCGATACCTTATCTAAGGCATCGACGTTTGTATCGTTTGACCTTGATTATATTGGCTAATTCAATAAAATATGTTTATCCAAAGCGGATTATGTTATTTGTACTGATTACATATTTACAATTATTTGAACGATTTCGCTTGAGAGGCCTGACAGTTACTATTAATACATTCTTGGACCGTTGTCCTAACTAGTTCGTTCAACTGGCCCATTGACATGGTGATGTTGGATTCCGCTCTCTGGGCTCCCACTATCGAAGCAGACTCTCCTGGGTCTAGAACGCTGGTCCCGAGCCTACTTAGGTGCCTGTATGGATGGAGTTCGTTCTCCATTTCTGAGTCGGCATCTGAGTGGCCTGTCCCTATTGTGCTCCTGGTAGCCCATGATTCCCCGGGCCTTATCTCAATTGGGCCTCGTATGCCTAGTCTGGACATGGACGCGCATCTTATGGGCTTCCTCTCCCATTTCCCATAGTCGACATGGGAGAAGTCCACGTCTTTGTCGGTGAACTGTTTGGACAGGATCTTGACTGTCGGTGCCCGGAATGGGATGTCGACGGAATGTTTCGCGGTGGACAATTTCAGCTTCCCCTTGAACTTGGCGAAGTGGGTCCTCTGATGAACATTCGTGTCGCAAACCCTGTAGTACAACTTCCATGGAATTGGGTCTTTGAGCGAGAAGAACGAAGCGGAAAAATAGTGGAGATCTATGTTGCATCTGATCGGAAATGTCCAGGACGCCTGTAATGATTCGTTGTCTGTCATCCTCTTGTCGTGGATCTCCACAATTACCGAACCTGTGGCGTTTATCGGAACTTGTTGCCTGTATTCTATGACGCAGTGGTCTATCTTCATGCAGCTACGATTGAATCTAGCTGTCAATTGGGACGCCGTCGAAGGAAATTGTAGTACGATCTCAGTTAGGTCATGGGAAAGCTGATACTCATCCCGGTGAGACTCTATGTAATTGAAGGCGTTCGGAGGATTTGCTAACTGAGAATCCATCTGAGGAAGAAAGGCCGCGCAGCGCAACCGATTGCTGAAGTTGAATCGGTGAAGAAGATGTCTGTGTTTCTCTTGAAGAACAACGGATGAGTTTCCTTTGAATATGAACCGTTTTTCTGGGAAACCCAGAAAATTGATGAAGATGTTGAAGAACAGTCGTTGAACCTCTTTTGCAATTGAAAGTTGTTAAGCGGGAAAGAGATCAATTGAACTGCAAAATGAATTTGGAGGATGTTTTTCTGGGTTTTGTTGATGAACTGTTTTTTGAACTGCAAATATTGTTAATGAGAAGGAATTAGATCTGACAGTGTTTATATAGAAACCCAGAACTCATGTAGTGGCATTTTTGTAATATGAGGGGCGTACCCCAGATGAGTTACCCCGATTGATCTCTCCAACTTCTGTGCTATGTATTGGGGTATGGGGTACTATATATACTAGAACCCTCAATAGGACTTTAGATCTCGTTCACACACATGGCGGCCATCCGATATAATATT